TGTATCAAATACCGCTTGTTAGTGTGGCGCGTGGTACTGTTGACGGTTGATGTGAAAAACCTTATAATAACAAGTATGAAACTGCTTGATGCCAATTTAACATTTTCCTCGCGCAAATTGCGGGCGGTGTCGCGGCGTGATAGTATCCGACTTAAATCTCAATTTCAGCGCGGCATTTTGGGTGGTGGGTTTTATGTTTGCCGTTTTAAACGCCGTCCGCGTTTCGTTCCTGCTTTTATTTGGTTTTATCTACTTCATTTTTTTATAGAAATTCATGAATAACATTAATCAAGAAGATTTCGCCAGTGCTTTTAAGTCTGGTATTGCGTCCGCTCGTAAATATACGGATAAGCGTGCTTCTCAACATCGCGTCAATTTTGATTTCGTTCGAAATCAAAACCAATGGACAGAAGCAGAAAAACGCGTTGCGAATGCGCGCAATATTGAATTGGTTACAATTAATCATTGTGAGCAGTATGTCGAAGATTACCTTGCCCATCTGTTCCCACGCAATCCGCATACTGGTGTGTTGTCTGTTGGCGTGAAGGTGTTGGAGTCCGACATTCAAAAGCGGTCTGAATCTGAAAAAGAGATATTAGATGTATATAATGATTATGATATTGCTGACATTTTACTTGAACAGGGGCAAAATTTTTTGATTGGTGGAAATGCTTGTCTGTATTATCCGCGTGATCCTTTTGGTCGTGCTTCCCTTATTTCGCTTGATCCGACAAAATGTTTTCTCGGTTGGCGTGGTCGCCAATTGGATTGGTTCGCCTTTTATAATGATTCTGTTGAGCAGTATACTTTTTGGAACGGGTCCGTTTTTGCAATTTTTGATAAAAATTTTGGTTTGCTGGAAGTCCACGATAATATATCGCATATCATTCCTTTCTCCTGGATTCCGAACATGCCTGTTCCCCATTCGCACGAGGGCTTGTCGAAAATTAATTCGCTGGCTGGGCTTGATCGTCACTATAACAATCACGTTACTAATTACGCGAAGCGTATTGAAGATAACACTGAGCCACCGCTTGCGGTGTTCTCAGATACTGTGAAACTTGGCGACGTGGAACGCGGTCGCAATAAAACTACGTATCTTGGCAAGGATGATGATATGCGTTACCTTGAGTTATCCGAAGGTGGCGAAATACTCAACTATCTCTCGTTGATTAATCAAAAAATTCAAGATAAAACTGGTTTGGTTTCACCAACCGGCGCGATCAAATCGGCTGTGTCCGGATTGTCGTTGTCTTTTCAATACTCTGGTATGCTCGATCGGATTTCTTTTTTTCGCGTCCATTGGGATCGCGCCTTCCGTGAATTGAATCGCGCTATTCTGACGTATCGTTTTGGTTCTGGTTCTTATAATACTAATCCAGTATATAATCCGGCTTTGATGTTTGATACTTCTTCAAGAACGGACGACTATATTAAGATGGTGGATAAGCAGTTAATCACCCGGCGCGACGCAATCGACGAGTTGCGCGGGCTTGAGAATTCGGATGAAAAACTGGAAGAAATTATTGCCGAGTATAAAAAGTTCTCTGCTTTGGATAATAATTAAATTAACATATTAATGAATAAAGAATTATTGGCGCAACTCCGAAAGCTGTTTGCTTTCGATGAAAAAACCCTGCCTGACTCAATCACCCCCGAAGATTTAGGCAAGCTGATTGAAAATCAGAAAGGCAATTTTGTGAGTCCTGAAGATTTTAAGAAACTTCAGCAAACTTTAAGTGCCAAGGATATTTTAGTGAAAGATTTTAAGAAAAAATTAGAGCAGAAAGATCAAACTCAACCTCCTTCCGCGCTTGAAAAGTCGCTTGCCGAAATGCAGGACACGATTAAATCCTTGACCGATCGAATCGCAGATATGCACGCCGCTAAAGAGCGCGAGAGTTTATCACAACAATATCCCGATATTCACCCCGATATGTTGCTGGCATTGCCAGCGGAACAACGTGAAAAATACGCGCAAGAGCAACGCGATATTGCGCGGAAAATGTATAGTGATAGTAATGCGTTTCATCAACCATTATATAAAACGGTGGCTGATGTGGACGTTGCGATTGAAAAAATTAAATCTGATAAAACAATGAGTGGTATCCAAAAAGCTACTCAGGTGATGCAACTTAACCGCGTTAAGGGTGCGTTGTCCTCTAACTAATTAACAATTTTTAAAAAAATGTTTAATTCAAATTCGGTTCGCGAACGCGAAAGTCTAGCTGATGTCGTGGATGTGCTTCTTGCTTCTGAGAAGGACATGCGATTTTTATCTTTTGTGAATTTTCTGAAAAATTCGCCAAAACCTGTAATTGCCCAAAAACATGAATGGTTGGACGTGGCCGCGCGTCCGGTTGAGGTAACGTCCGGCACGTCTGGGGCTGGTCTATTGTGGGATAGTGCGGTGGCAACTTCTAACCTTCCTATCAACGCAGCCTACACCGCGAAACTGCGTGAGGGTGATGTTTTGCTGCTTGGTGATGGGCTGGAAGTTGTGGTTGTGAAGTCCGTTGATACTGCTGCTAATACGATTGAGGTTTATGCGCGTGGTCATGGAAGCACTACCGGCGCGGCGCAGGGGACTAATGCTTTTACTATTAAAATTGTTGGAAATGCACAGATTGAAGATGATGATCCGATTTCTGCATATTTTCAGGGGTACACTCCGGTATATAACTACACTCAGATTTTTGAGGATGTGGCGGATCAGTCCGGCACATTGCGCCGTTCGCGTGTGGCTGGTGGTGATACTCTTGACATGGCAATAGCCATCAAACTTAAAGAGTTGATGCGTTCGTTGAATCGCGCTTGCATATATGGTATCAAGAATCTCGACACCACGAATAAGATTGGTACGATGGGCGGTGTTCGCGAGTTCTTTACAGGCACGAAAAATATTGGTGGGGCATTAACTATTGCTAATGTCGAAGCCTCTATTGTGCAGGCAATTGATGCCGGCGCTAATCCGTCCGCTATTCATGCTTGCCCTGCCGTCGTTTCGAAAATCTCTCAATTATTCGTTGGGAATGTTCGATATAGTGAAGGCGACAATAAAGCCGGTCTTTCTGTTGCCAAGCTCAATATGAGCGGTCTCGATATCGAGTTATTACCTGATCGAGACGTTGCTTCCACTGAAATGCTAGTTTTGGACCATGATCGCATTTTTTTGGATCCGCTTGCTGGTGGCGAATATGAGCGCGGTGATTGGGCGACTTATCAATTGTTAGATAAAAAAAATCTTAAACAAAATGCTGTTCAAGTGGGTGGCGAATATACTTTGACTGTGCTCAATGCTTCCGGTGCTGGTATTCGCGCCTATGGTATAGCCTAGGCAATTTTAATTATTAAAATTTCAAAACAATGGCTAAATTTCAGCGCAGGGCATTGGATGCGGAAGGTATCGCTTCGGTTAATTTCGGCAAAAAAGAGGTGCGGCTTGTCGGTCGTGAAATCTACGAAACGGAGAATGAACGTGAAGCGGAGCTTTTGCGAAATGATCCGGTTTTCGTCGAATTGGTAAAAAATCCTAAAAATCGTAATAACTAGAAATATACTTGCCGAGTGAACTCGGCAAGTACTTTTTGGCTATTAAATCAAAAAAATATGACATATACCGAGTCCGAGTCGCAAGTTCGCGCCATTCTCAATAATGTTTCGGCTGATGTCGCAGATGATCTTGCTACTTCGCTAAAATACTTGAATAATTATTTTGTTTTGCGTGATTTTGATAGTTCGTTATCAACTACCGCCGGGCAAAAATACATTGTGCTTCCGACTTCAATTGTGGATGTGTTAAGTGTGTCTATTGGTGATGTGGACTATGCGCTTTTGCCTTCTTCCGAATATTCAAAAATTGTGCAATATGAAAAAGAGCAATTGCCTTTTTTTTATATACTTGATTCAAAAATATATCTTACGATTACGCCGGCATCCGTCGAAACTGTGAATATTTTTGCTAAAAAGCGTTTCAATATGCCGAGTGGTACAGATTGGTACGATGTACCCCCAGAACTGGAGGAATTGGTCATTTTAGGCGCTGTACACCGTTATTATTTGAAGTTGTTAATGGTAGTCAATACTTCGTTCGAAGATATGGCTGACACGGATTCAGATAGACTCCGGCGTGTGGTCGATGTCGTATCTAAGCGGTATACGCAATTAGTTCAATCTATATCTCGCATTTCTCAATATGCCATCTAATCAAAAAACTATTTGCAAAAAATTTAATATTTTTCGTGGTGGACAGGGTCAAGAATATGTTATTGATGATAATAAATTCTGGCTTGGTTCCAATATTGAATTGAATGATAATGGCGCGGTTCAATTGTCAAAGCATCTTAACGTTGTTGTATCGTCGTATGGTTCTGTTTCGGCTGATGTCGCACAAAAAAATCTCGCTGTGTATGATGATACAGTATATTGTTTGGCGGCGCGCCTTGCGTCGCCGGAAAAATTGGTTTTGCTTAAAAGTGTTAATAATGGTAATTTTTCGGTTGCTTATACGTTCGCGGATTATAGCAGCGAGCCGGGTTGTTTGATTTCGCTTGGTGATTTATTCTTTTTTTCGTTCCTCTTGTCCACCACCAATAAATTAGCTATAAGTTCGGACCATGGCTCGACGTGGTCAACGTCTGCCTCTAGTTATTTTTTCGAGGATTTTTTTGTGGTGGGCGATACTATTTATTGCCTATCTGGTGATTGCGTTTACACTACCAAAGATGGCGTTAATTTTACGTTGCATGTTGCTTTGATGGAATATGATGTTCATCGTATTGTGTGGTACGAAAATGCGCTTCATATATTGGCGTGTGCTGTTGGTGATACTAGTCATTTTTTTCATCTTCGCTTTCAAATTGAACTTGAGCGATTGCGTGAGTTTCATGTCGATTCTTCCGTTGAAGGCGCAGGGCGTGCTATTGATATGCTTGCTACTTCTTCCGGGTTGTATTTTTTGGCGATTACGCTTAATCGTGTTAAACTTATCAAGTATGATACTGCTGTATATTCGACTTTTTCTTTTTCTTATGATGATGTCGTTGGTTGCTCTTTTTTGGTCGGTAATTCCTCTAAAATCTTTTTTTGTTTGGCGAAAAAAGAAACACAGACGGCACATATTGAACAATTACGTTATCTATATTCGATTGTTGAAGATGCTGTGATCGAGGAGCAGGCATTATCTGAATATGTCAGTTATCAAGATGCCGTGGTTTTTCATGGCGATATGGTTTTTTGCACTAACGATATTGATGCCGATATTATATCGGTGCATAATTCGGCTGTGGTTACCTACAATTTAACCGGTTATTACGAATTATCCAAGATTGCTGATGATGATATAATTCCCTATCATCTTCGGTTAACACATAAACCATTGCCGGCTGGTTGCTCAATCGTTGTTTCTGCTAAGTTAGATTATTCTTCATCGTGGACAGTGCTTTTGACTTCCGCCACTGCCGATTCTATCAAAAAAACGTATTCTTTCGCGCTTGGTTCGCGTTGCAATGTGATCCAATTTAAGATTGATTTTGTTTCGGATGGCGTTGCAACGCCTGATGATGTAGTGTTATCATTTTATTATAAAAAAGTTGGTCTTGACTCATGATTATTGATTTTTCCCCACTCACTAAAATTTTATCCAAAATCGCTGACGCCATAAATAAATTGTCAGTTTCTTTTGACACTGCGAAAAATATAACGCGTGTGTATTTGGTTGCTTCTCAATCAATTGTCCAAAATATCTGGACAAAAGTGCTTGTTGATACCGTTGTTATTGACACACAAAATTTTTTCAATCTGTCGACGCGTCGTTACGAGGCACGTGTCAGCGGATATTATCACATTTCTGCGCAATGTTATTTACAGTCCTTTTCTGGTACTATGGTTGTTGGTATTTTTCGCAACGGTTCTCTGGCTTCTTCAGCCAAAGCTCTGTATTCTGCATCTACTGGGGGTTGTGCTGTTTCGGACATCCTCTATCTCAATGCTGGTGATTATGTTGAATTGTATGTTCAGCATAATGCATCATCTTCCATTCTTCTTAGCAATGGGATTAATAACAATTTTTTAGCCATACATAAACTATGATCAAGCCTTTTATTGGAAATTTCGATATTACGATGAAATTTAATGAGAAAGCCAGCTGGTTCGCATCTGGCGTGCATAATGGCGTAGATTGGGCTATGCCCAAGAATACGCCGTTGATTGCGTGCTTTAATGCGGTTGTGGTTGAGGTCGCACGCTATAATTTGACGGGTTATGGGCGGTATATCCGCATTAAATCTCTCAATGGTCGGTATATTGCGTTATATGGACATTTGTCCAATATCACCGTTCAACCCGGCGACAAAATCAAAAAGGGTTCGATAATCGGATATTCTGGTAATTCTGGTTATGTTATTTCATTTGGTGGTGGTGGGTATCATTTGCATTTTTCGCTTTGGAAGGATTCGGTGCTTGTTGATCCATTACAATACATTGATGAATTGAATAATTCGCTTTTGACTGCATCTGATAATGCTAAATTGTCGACTGTCGCGCCGGTTGATGCTGGCAAAACAATTCACATTGTTCAACCGGGCGAAACATTATCTGCTATCGCATTAAAACATTACGGTGCAGGCAATTTATGGCCTGTCATTTTTTCGAAAAATCAAAAAGTTATTGGCGATAGTCCCAATAAGATCCGGGCTGGTCTTAAATTGATAATTCCTTAATATGGCAATAATTGCTATTATATTAGGGTTGATTTTGATTTTTTTTGCGGTTGCCTTGACGGCTGACTAATTGATTTGATATAATATAGTTGCTTTGTTCATTGCTCATATTTTGCCCCCGGCTTTAGAGGCTGGGGAGTGGCGTCGAAAAATTATTGGCCGTAATCGATTAAGCGCCCTATCTGGTGGGGTTCAGCATGTAAAAGCGCGCGCAATGTCCCTATATATTATTTTTTAAAATAATATTGGACTAACCCCCGCCACTCCTTAGCCTCTAAGTAAATAAAAAATTTGTGCGATATTTCTCTTTTTTTGTCAATGTTTTTCGCATTTTTTTGCCAATATATATGGCTGTTGCAACTGAAATCTCAAAAAATAAATTAAGAAAACAGAAAAAAAATGCTTCTGCCGATCCGTTGGGATGGCCAAAGGGAACTGTTCGCGCAGTGCTTGTTTTGTTGTTGACGGTTATTTTTGGCGTGTGTATTGTTATTGAGCGAGCTATACCAACGGATTTGGGGTTAGTATGGGGTTCTTTAGTTGCTTACTACATTGGGCATCGTTCTAATGCTTGACGTTTTTATTTTTTTTTGCTAAAGTATAAATAAAGATTGTCCCCACTTACCGCCACTTTTTTATCCAAAAGTGTCTACAAGTGTATTAATTATGATTTTTGTTTCCTCAGTTAATTTTTTTAAAAACCACCCATTTTTTTTGGTTGGTTTTTAATTTTTTTTAAAAATGAGCAAAAAAAAAGCGAAAGATGGTTTGATGCATTTGTTTAATGCTGGTGTTCTTTCTTTTTATGATTATTATTATATTTCGTTGGCTTTTTTTTCGCGTTTTGAAGTATTTATAGACTGGAAAGCCGTACAAACAATTTTATTTAAAATTGAGCCTGCTGATAAAAAAATTTTTAAATTTTTAAGTAAAAAATATGAATGTAAACAAGGCAATTATTGCCGGTCGTATTGTCAAAAAAAATGATATAAGAATGACAACCGCCGGGCATTCGGTGGTAACTGTTACATTAGCAACTAATAGTTATCGCAAGGATGCCTCCGGGCAGAAAAATGAAACCACAGAATATCATGATGTCGTTTTTTTCGGCAAATTGGCGGATATTTATCAGCAGTATTCCGTTAAAGGTCAAGTTTTATATGTAGAAGGTCAATTAAGAACTCGATCCTGGCAAGATGCCACTGGTCAAAAAAAATATAGGACGGAAGTGATTGCTGATGTGATGCAGTTTGGTGAAAAGCCACGCCTCGGCGAGTCAGCGAGCAACGTTAATCCTCCGGATTCTGATGATATTAAAATTGAAGATATTGCGTTTTAATTAGTAATTGTATGAATAAATATCTCTCGTCAATAGATTGCATACGTTCAGAATTGTGGTGCGATTTTGAACACACTGGCTTAACTGATGATTTTTTTTCCGATGTAGAACAATCGCTTAAACCTCGATATCAGATAGATTTTTGGATTGGAGAAGATTATTTTGTGCGCATTTGGCATTCTTCTGAAGGTTACCTTTTTGATATTTCTTTCCCGAATGAGCATAAACCCCCAATCTATAAATCATTTCCTCATTTCTATCAGGTAAAAAATTTTTTATTAAATTTTAATTGGTGATAAAAAAAATATGAATGCATTTGCGGAGCGCATGGCGCATATGCGCAATACTAAAAAAAGTAAGAAGCCCGATTTATCTCCGATTCATCCTCCTAAAAAAATATGTCCGATGATGAGTAATGGGCAAGATAAGGTTGCTTGCACGTCTGATTGCATGCTATACCGCCAAAAAAAATCTGGTTCATCGTTTGTTTGTCCGTTTCAGGAGTTGCCAACCTTATCCTGGAATATGAAAGTATTAGTTAATTTAGGCAACGAATAAAAAAATTTATACACTAAAAAAAATCCCGGATTTGGACAATCTCCGGGATTTTTTTTTGACATTTTTTGAAAAATTGTTAAAATTAATTTATTAATTTATCAAGAAAGAAAAAAGTACCAAAAAAGAAAGAAACTTGGCTTACTTCTTTCTTTTCTTTCTTCGAACTCGCTCGCCTAGTATAGCTATACTAGAAAGCTCATCATATCAATTTTTAATTTAATTCAAAATGCTAAACGACCAAAAAAACTTAGAAACTTGCGCAAGTATTACAAACTTACCAAAAATTGAAATTTCATCAATCTGTCCTCGTCCTTGTACTATTTGCAGTTCAATTCACATCGACACTATTCATGCGATGCGATTCGATCAACGCTTAGAATTACTTACTATTTCAGAAAAAATAAAAAATGACTATAACATAACTTACTCAATATCCGCACTTTCTCGCCATTTTAAGAACTATCGCACTAAATTGCGCGCAATCACGCAATCAAAAACTCTGACACTCATAAATAATAAAGCAGATCAGCGCGCTAAGCATATTTCTTTTCTGCGTTGTATGGCGGATAGCATGTTTGTCAAAATCCAAGAGAGGTGGCACGAAGTGCCGCCCTCGGTCGAAAATCTTGAAAAGATTATGAATTTGTTATATAAAACGCTTGATCCTAAGAATGATGATAATGATTTTGACATGCAGATAAAAGCGTTAATTACCAATCCTCAACAGATCAACATTAATCAGTTGAGTTTGTTTTCGCCGGAACTTCCGCAAAATATGCCTGATGATAATTCGGATGAAATTAAAAACAATGAAAAAATAGAAAATAAAAAATAAAAAAAATCCCCCTCCTGGGAGGGGTTAGGGGTGGGTTCTCAAACTCGTTTTTTTGCTGGAATGCCTTGCTTGTTTAGTTGCTGTGTCTGCCCATTGGGGGTTTGGGGGTTTCCCCCAATAAGGAAGTAGCGGAAGAGACCCTTCTGCATTTTTTTTTGGCGACTTTGGAGTCAAAAAAAATGCATTCCGCCACCATATAAGGGAGGGGGTTTGGGGGACATGGTCGCCATAGCGACGGGCTGCCCCCCAAATTAAGTGTGGCAACAGTATAGCGCTATATGGGAGCGCCTCACCGGCCTCCCATATAGCGCTATACTGTCCACACCATACCATCATCAAAAAAAATAAGAAGATATGGGGTAGGGGCTTCCCATATCTTTTTATTTTTTTTGATGCCACCCCCCTATTGAGGGGGCAGGGGGTGATATTAAATAATCAGCAAAATACACGTCGCACAATATGGCATTTGTACGACGTGCCTCTACGGTCTTTTTTTTTGGCGACATAGGAGACAAAAAAAAGCAACCGTAGAGAGTTCACGTCTTACAATGCTTATATTGTGCGAGACCCCCCGGGAACTTTACTTTATTTTATTTTTTTAGTGTTCCCGGGGGGTTCTTGCGTTTATTTTGCGTTATCCTTGAGGGGGGTTTGGGGGAGGAGTTCCCCCATTACTGTTTCCTTTGAATTTTATCATTGAGGGGGGTTTGGGGGAGGAGTTCCCCCATTACTTTAAAAAATATGCAAACTTGGAATTATATTTTGATATTGAAACTATGCATATTTCAATCACTTTAGATTTTTTTCAAGTTTTGCGTTCACCTTTAGGGGGGCTTGGGGGAGGAGTTCCCCCATTACTGTTTCCTTTGAATTTTATCCTTTAGGGGGGCTTGGGGGAGGAGTTCCCCCATTACTGTTTCCTTTGAATTTTATCATTGAGGGGGGTTTGGGGGAGGAGTTCCCCCATTACTTTAAAAAATATGCAAACTTGGAATTATATTTTGATATTGAAACTATGCATATTTCAATCACTTTAGATTTTTTTCAAGTTTTGCGTTCACCTTGAGGGGGGCTTGGGGGAGGAGTTCCCCCATTGCTAAAAATGTGTATACTATATATATGGATATATCTTCGATTATACAAAGCGCAGTTCAGTATTTTGATCCAAAGAGTCAATATGCCAAAAATGGTCAGCAGTGGCAAGCATTTGATTATTTCGTTTTGGCAAATGCGGACATGGAACAATATCATGCGCTTGGCAGTCATCCGGGGCAGTTGGATTTTTTGATAAATTCGACGAAATTTGAAAATGTTTTGCATGCCGGAAACGGCTTTGGCAAAACTGATATAATTGCGCGGAAACACATTGTCAAGCATTTACTTCATTTTTTCGATTTTTTGGGTGCGCGAAAAAAACCATATCGCACCCTTAATATTGCTATAACTAACGATCAAGCCGAGATAGTGCAGGATCGCATTATTTCCATCCTCAATAATTGTCCGTTGCGTTTCCTTATCAAATCTGTAGTTAAGCATCCTCGTCCGGAGATTCGCTTGATTAATGGATCTGTTATTGAATTTCGCACGACGAAGCGCAAAGCAGAAGCCGTTGAAGGGCATGAATATGGTTACATCTCGGCTGACGAAATCGCGCTTGAGCAACACCTCGAATTTATCCGCGAAAAAGTGTTAATCCCTCGTTTGCGTTCTTACGCAGACAGTCAGATGGATTGGTTCGCTACTCCTAAGGGTCTTAATGCGTATTATCGCATTTGTCGGCTGATTGCACAACAAGGTGGATATGTGCGTGCTGGTTCTTCCTATGAAAATCCGCATATCAATCATCAGGTGTTGCAATACATGTCCCAAAACTGGTCTCGCGAGAAAGTATTGCAGATTGTTTATGGTCAGTTTATCTATAATCCAAATTTTATGTTCTCGTCGCGTGTCGCGCGCTTGTTCGATTCGTCGCTTGAATTTGAGGAAGTTATTCCTGGGTCTCATTATATTGAGTCATGGGATCTTGCGCGTGGTCGTAAGGGTGCTACCGCAGACAAGACAGTTGGTTATCGGCTCCGGCGCACTTCTTCCGGTCAGTATGTGGTGGCTAATCGTTGGGCGTTTCAATTGCCCTGGACCGAGAAAGAGCGATCTAATTTGATGTTACTGCATGACGAACAGCATCCTTCTTCTATTGAAGGTGAGATCCGTCGTGCGCAACGTGAGAGCAATGCTGATGTATATATTGATAGTACAGGGGTTGGCGATACGCTTTGGGCAATTGTGATGGATATTGCGCGCGCTGTTGATTTTCGGGGGCATAAGGATAAGATACTTGATCATGCGCAAGCTGTGATTGATGCTGGTATGGTTCAGTCTCCTTATATTGCTCCATTGGTGGAAGCGATGACCGTATACGAGCGCGACGATAAAGGGATTGATACAGATGATCTAATGGCTTTGTGCATTGGATTGTATCAAATACCGCTTGTTAGTGT